CAACTAATTTATTGGAGGCACCTGAACCAAGACCTGGTTTCAAACAGAGATGGATTGCAACTATGGTATTAGGACAGGAAACACCAACAAATGTGGCCAAACGTATGCGAGAAGGTTGGCAACCTAGGGACATTAAAACTGTTCCTGATGCTAATAAATTTGCTACGATTGAACATGGCAAATTTGCTGGTTATATAGGTATGGAAGGAATGGTACTCTGTGAGATGCCAGAACATCTGGTAAATGAACGTAATGAATATTACGCCAAAATGACTGAGAACTTAATGCGATCAGTTGAGATGGACATTCACAAAGTAGAAAGAGCCGGAAATCCTATAAGCCGTTCTTACAAGACCGAAGTTACGAGGGGCGGTTTTAAAGAGTAATAATTTATAACAAGGAGTTATAAAATGGCTAATACTGATGCGCCTAATGGGTTTGTGCCCCTTAGGCATTTAACTGGCGGTGTTGTTAGACCTCAGGCCTATCCTATAGCTAATGCTTATGCAACTTCACTATTTTCTGGTGATTTGGTAACATTACTATCTGATGGAACTGTAGGTATTGGAACAAATACATCGAACGCACTAGGTGTGTTCTATGGTGTTCAATACATCGACAGAGCAAGTGGAGATGTAAAATTCTCCAAAGTTTGGACAGCATCAACTGCAATTAAAGCTAATACAGCTGCGACTGCTTTTGTATATGACGATCCAAACATAACATATGAAGTCCAGGGTTCTGGTACATTCGCAAATGCTAACGTAGGTGAGCTTTGCAATGTTTTATTTACTGCTGGTGAAACAACTTTTGGTGGATCTCAACAAGAAGCTAACTTAGCATCTTTAGGTACGACTGCGTTACCTTTAAGAATACTAAGACTTGTCGATGCGCCAGATAACGCTGTAGGTGCGGATGCTAAATTAGAAGTGGTTATTAATAACCATCTATATGGTACTCGTGCTAGCGGTATTTAAGGAGATTAACACATGGCACTAAATAGGGCGCTGTTTACCAAGCAGCTTAATCTTGGTTTAAATACTGTGTTTGCTATGGAGTATGATAGATACCCAGAACAATGGAGAGATATTTACTCTATTGAGCAATCAATGAAAGCTTTTGAAGAAGATGTACAAATGATCGGCTTCGGAGCTGCACCAACTAAAGCTGAAGGTGCTGCAATATCTTACGATAGTGGAAAAGAGGGTTACACTGCGAGATACGTACATGAAACTATAGCTTTAGCATTCTCAATAACTGAGGAAGCTGAAGAAGATGGTTTATACGGATCTTTAGGTGCTAAGTATGCTCGTGCACTAGCAAGATCAATGCAACATACTAAAGAAATCAAAGGTGCAAATATCCTTAACAATGCAACTACTACTTCAGTAGGTGGAGACGGACAAGCTTTATTGTCAGCTTCTCACCCACTAGGCGGTGGTGGAACTTCTTCTAACATTTTATCAACACCAGCTGATTTATCAGAAACTTCTCTTGAAAGTTTATTGATTCAAATCTCGACTGCGGTTGATGATAGAAGTATTCCAATAGCATTGACTGGACAAAAACTAATCGTTCCACCTCAATTGGTGTTCGTTGCTGAGCGTATTCTTAAATCTAATTTAAGACCTGCGACTGCTGATAATGACATCAATGCAATGAAACAAATGGGTATGATTCCGGGCGGAGTTGCTGTTAACCAGCGATTAACTGATCCTGATGCATATTTCATTATGACTGATTGCCCAGATGGAATGAAACACTTTGTAAGATCACCAATCAAAAAAGCTGTTGAAGGCGATTTTGAAACTGGTAATTTAAGATACAAAGTTAGAGAAAGATATTCTTTCGGTTTCACAGACTGGAGAGCTATCTACGGTTCAGAAGGAGCTGCTTAATAACTAATCTGTACTAGGCGTAGTAATACGCCTAGTATTTAACTCAAACGACTGCGAAAGCAGACTATACTGGAGGTATAGACATATGGGTACAACTACATTTTCGGGACCGATTAAAGCGGGAACGATTAAGGACACTACAGGCACAACAGTTGGCGAAAATATACAAAACACAGGTTTTGTATTAATGAGTCAAAGTAAAGTTGTTGCTCTTACGGGAGCGACTGCTAACACTACAGTTGCGGTAATACCTGCTAACTCACAAGTAGTAGAAGTATTTGCTGATGTTACAGTAGTATCTAATGATACTGGTGCTGCAAACGTTTCTGTTGGTAATGCTTCAAATGCTACAGCTTATATTGCTGTATCAAATGCAAAAGTTACTGGAAGACTAACAGCTGTAAATGCTGCTATTATTTCTTCAGCATTTTTCGATGTTGGAACTTCAGATTCAAGACTTACTGCTGTATTTCAAGCTGGAACTGGTGATGGTACAACTGGCTCTGCCGTTGTTACTGTTTACTATTTACAAGATAGAAACTTAGCGTAATTAATTAGAGGGCCTTCGGGCCCTCATTAAAAAACTATGGCTTTTGATTTTAATTTAGATTTTCTTAAAGAAGCAGGTGATGCTTTAAAAAATTTTGGAAAATCTACTGATGAAAAAATAGAAGATTATAAGAAAGTAAAAGAAGATTATGAAAAAGGATTATCTAATGAAGAAAAAATTTTAGCTGAAAGAGAAGATTCATTAATTACTAAATCTGTTAATACTGATGAAGAAATTAAAAAACAAGCTAAAGAAGAAGGTGATGATTTAGATAAAAGATTGCAAGATATTTCTAAAGTAATAGACAAATTTAGCGATGACGGTGGAAGTGGTGGTATAAAAAAATTAGGAGAAGGCCGATTAGATGTATCTTCTGATCCATTAAATCCTAAACCAATAGATTTTACTAATACTATAGGTAAATCATATTTATCAGGTGTTATTGAAAAACCTAGTAGCGAAAAAGACAGAATTACGTTACTATATGAACAATTAAGAAAATTTAACTTAATATAAGGAGGAAATATGGCAGGTTCAGACGTAAAAGCAAATAGTACTACTAGTACAGGATCAAATGTTGTTTTATTTGGTGGACCTATTAGATTAAAAGGATTTATAGCAACTCCAACTGCTAATGCTGGAACTGTTACATTTGCAGATGATAATGTAACTATATTTAGTATTACTACAGCAGCAAGTGTTGCATCAGGTCCTATATCTATTAGTATACCAGATGAAGGTATAAAATTTGGAACTAAACTTCAAGCTAATTTAGCTAACGTTGCAGGATTAACTGTATTCTTTGCGTAGGTCTTTATGGCACTATCGGGTTCAGCTAATTTTCAGTTAAATGTAACTGAAGTAATTCAAGAAGCATATGATCGTATTGGAGGTGATCCAATATTAGGTTATGATGTTCGTTCCGCTAGAAGAAGTTTAAATATCATGTTCACAGATTGGGCCAATCGTGGTTACAATCAATGGACTGTAGAATTAGAAACTTTATCATTAGTTCAAGGAACAAATCAATATACACTTCCCGCTGATACTATTGATATTGTTGAATCAAGTATTAGAAGAAATGAAGGTGGAACTAATACTGATTATTTTATGACACGTTTAGCTTTAGGAGATTATGAATCTATTGGAGTTAAATCAACTCAATCTTTACCTACTCAATTTTTTTTACAAAGATTATCTACACCAGTTTTATTTTTATATCCAACTCCCATTAATTCTACAGATGTAATGAGATATTGGAGAATTAGAAGAATAGAAGATATAACTGCAAATACTGTAAATGGAGTAGATCAAAATGTAGATGTACCTTCTCGTTGGATTGAAGCAATGTGTTCTGGACTAGCTTATTTTTTAGGTAAAAAAAGACCAGGCATAGATGGTAATATGAGAGCTGAATTAAAATTAGATTATGAAGAAGCATTTTCAAGAGCACAATCTGCGGACTCTACTCCTACAACTAGAATAGTTCCAGGATATGGAAGGTCAATATAATGGCTGGCGCAAATTCTAATAGTGAAAGAACTAAAAAACCTCATAGAGCACCTTACACTAAATTTTCAAGTGGTAGATATGGAAGAACTATATCAGATAGAAGTGGATTAGAATTTCCTCATAATGAAATGTTATTTGAATGGAATGGACTTTTTGTGCATGATTCTGAATATGAACCAAAACATCCACAACTTGATTTAACTTATTTTACTGATGCTACAACATTAGAAAATGCACGTTTAAATGTCCCAAATTCACTCATAGGTGGTGTTCCAGATCAGATTCAGACTATATACCCTAATACATCAGGAGCTGTGTTAGCTGTAGGAGTTGCAGAAGCTACAACAAATTTGTTATCATTATCTCTAGGAAGTGTTACAGTAGTCACTTCATGAGTGATGAATTAAATAAAAAGAAAAAATATGGCGTTGTAATTGCAACACCATGTTATGGTGGAATGATCAATGAAGGTTATCTTCATGGAATTATTCAAACTCAATCAGTAGCCGCTAAAAATGATTTTCACATGGTATTAAATACTATGGGAAATGAAAGTTTAGTTACACGAGCTAGAAATACTTTAGTTGCACAATTTTTAGATTTATGTGAGTCAGATCCACACGATAGATTTACACATTTAATGTTTATAGATGCCGATATAGGTTTTGAAGGTAAAAACATTTGGAGATTACTAGATTCAGGACACGATATAGCTTGTGGCATATATGCTAGAAAATCTGTAGATTGGAACCATGTTGTAGAACTTGCTAAAAAAGGAGATTTTGAAAATATGGAGCAAAAAGCTCTAGGATATAATTTAAATTTTGTAAATCCCAGAGATATTCAAATGAAAGCTGGATTTGTAGAAGTATTAGATGCAGCTACAGGTTTTATGTGTATTAAAAAAGAAGTTTTTTATAAGATGATGAAAGCTTATCCTAATCTTAAATATACTAGCGATCAGATCATAAATACTGAAAGATTTACTTCTAAAAATACATATGCATTTTTTGACTGTATTATTGATGAAAAAAGTAATAGATACCTAAGTGAAGATTATGCTTTTTGTAGAATGTGGCAAAAGATTGGTGGTAAAATACACGCTGATTTATTAAGTCCTCTTACTCATTGGGGAACTTACGCATTTAAAGGATATGCATGGTCTAAATTTACTGTAGCACCAGGAGATAAAAAAGATGCCGATGACATACTCAAGTCTAAAGAGTGATATACAACTCTGGGCTGAAAATAACGGAACTGACTTTATAAATCAATTAGACACATTTATTGATAATACAGAGTTTAGACTTTCAAGAGATATTGATCCAGTAGGATTTAATCAAAATTTAACATCTTCAGTTTATTTAGGAGATAGATTTGTAACTTTACCATCAGCTATAGAACCTATGCTTATTAACTATGTTAATATAACAGTAAGCGGTAATGTTTCTTTTTTAGAAATTAAACCATTAGAATTTATACAAGAGTATTGGCCTAATGTAAGTATAACTGGTCAACCTAAATATTTTGCTAATTTTGATGATAATACGTTATATTTAGCTCCTACGCCTGATCAAGCTTATTCTATTCAATTAGGATATCAAGGAAGAATTAATCCATTATCTAATACAAATACTACTAATTATTATACTACTAATACTCCAGATGCTCTTTTATATGGTTGTTTATCTGAAGCAAATATCTTTACAAAGAACATGGAAGACTATAATATCTACAACAAAAAATATGTTGAGAGTGTGACTGCTATTAATAATGAAGCTCGTAGAAGAAGAAGAACGGACTTTAAATTTCCTGGTAGCCCACTTGG